CCCGAATATTTGCATATCCTTTTACCCAGAGTGCTGTGTTTAGTACACAACAGAAACTGTGATCGCTCAACTAAGGCATAAACCTTAGGGCTCTACGGACGGCTGCTTCCTGCTGCAATTTGAACTTTGCAGAGGGTGACATGTTATGGTTGACATAGATTTGGTGAATATTCTTAAGAGGCATATTAGCACTCTTCAGTATACGCGCCATAACCTTTGTCATATCCCTAACTTTAGCCTTCTTACCCCATTCTATAGAAGCAATGGATTGTACATCCAATGCGTTTAATAGATCTGGGAGCAAAGCAAAGTGATCTCTCTGAAAATGGCTTTCGCCAAATTTAGAATAGAGATACACTTTACAGTGCAACTCGAACAGTCCCACGATTCCTCAAAGGTATTTACCTAAGAGAGATCAGAAACCTAAGTTTAAGAAATTTAGGAGTCCGGGCAAAGAGTGATACCCAGATCTAGTTACGTTAGTAAACCAGATTCCGGAGAAGAATGCAATTGATTCATATCTCAACTTCTTCTTACTAAGGGCAAATTCTTCTACAAGTTCGTGAAGAACTGGTATATAGAATCTGTCTATGTAAGAGTTAAACATAAATGTCTCAAGAGGTGTTGGCGAAATCCCTGTTTCAACAGGGTTAAGCGCACTACCTCTACAAAACTGAGATATATATGTACCTAAAACAGTGGCTCAGAGAACTAAATTAATTCTTTTCCTAAAGAACTTAGGAGCAGAACTTAATCGTTCTCCGACACTGTTAAGGGATAACAATCCCTTTTCAAATAACTCAAATGGAAATCTAACGCAATAGCTAGTCGACCGTAAGGTTTGTAGGATTAATCCTGCACCTATAGGTGAATAGTCTATGCTTGGACCTTGTAACCTCTTTGCAAATTCTGTAAATATTTTACTATTAACAGACTTTTGTAAATTGATTTCAAGACCTAGAGTACTCATAAGAGCTCTGTACTCATCGGCAACAACGGAGTTAGCAATAACAACGTCATCACCGAGAATACAGTAGTCTGAAAAGTTTATTATACCCTTTCTTATTGCAGCCATCTTAACTATCACATGATGTGTAATAGCTAGCATGGCCCAACTAGATAAGGCCCCCATTGGTTGTCCAACAGAGTAACGAACAGAGTCAAATTGACACTGAAAGTTAGGATATCAATCTATGTCTAACAGTGACCTTCAAGGTAATTTAAAACCAATCAAATCCAAGATTTGAACTTGGAAATCAATAGGTAGTCTATCAGTGGCGGCACTAAGATCATATCCATAAAAGGTTTCTCCCTTACATCTAGTAAGGAGATTCTTAAATGGAGTTAATTGATCAAAAGTACCATCACATGCCTTCAAATCAGCCAGTTTATTAAACAGGAAGAGATGAAGAGGTTTAAGACAAGTTTGGATTCAGTAAGAAGTGATAGCAATCACTCTTGCCTTTCCAGCTTGGTCATAAACACAAGATAGTCTACCATTGACGAAAGGTTTTATAACCCTAAAAGTCACAAGAAGATAGTAGAATGGACCAAAAAGCATAATTATCAAGATTAAATATAGGAATAAACCTATATTAAGTCTTAGTAACAAGCTATAAAGAATATCAAGTAGTTTGGATGGTGTGTGAATCAATGCAAAAGCATCATTTACACTTCCCATTCCAGCTATTATGGTATTCGGCCCAGATGCCTCACTTCAGAAAAGGGAGCACCTTACATTATTAGTATATGAAGAATACAGTCGAAGCTCTTTTAACGATTTAGTTATTAAAGCCGGGTCTAGAATTCTAGCCTGGCCGTTAAAATCAGCAACAACTGTACTCACACTAGGGTCTACCTTTGTAGGAAAGACTCTGTGTATACTAAGAATGGTTAACAAGGCACCTACGGCTAACTTCTTGAAATCAAGACTATAATCTTTAAGAATTATGTCTCTGATCTCAATCGGTATAATCGTAGGCCACCCGCGTTTGTCCGTCTTAACAAAGACCGACGAGCTTTTGACTACGTCGTTCTCCGCTAGGATCCGGACCACGATTCTAGATACCTCTTTAAGGTATTTAAAAGCGAAGGTCCAGCCACTCAACCTAACTAAGGTTGAGATACGGGACATAAGAACTCTAAAAGGCTTATTAAGCTCCTTCATTGAGTATGATCACAAGACTAATGAAAAGAAACGGGGGAATTCCTTTAAGGAAATCCACCTTTTATCTTCAAAAGTCCTTTTGATATTTAGTGTTGTCAGTAGTAAATTCTTCATAGTTTTTATTATTGACAATATTCACATCAATCTAACTCCTCAGTTAAGTGGGCCCTGCTGGATATTTCGTCCAGTATAGCTCTCCACACACACAAAGTGTGCTGAGTTTTTGAGATCATGTGAAGGACTCATTTACCACCTTTACAAGTGATAGGTGAGTGTACCTAAATGTCTTGATCTATTTCTAGACCAAGCTGTGCAATCGTAGCACAATAGACCATCACCCCAAAGGACTGTGGTAGTTAATCACAGAACCTAAGGGTTGGGCTCATCTTATTGCTAAGAAGACCATGAGAGGGGCACAGGTCGGTTTGTAATAACAGACCACCCGTGAAGGTAGCCTGCTAC